GTGACACAATGAGTGGCGCACTTGCAATGGGTACTAACAAGATCACAGGTGTAGGTAACCCTACTGCCAACCAAGATGTAGCAACTAAGAATTACGTTGATACTACTAATGGCTCCAATGTACAGGCTGCTAATAGTGCAGCAGCTTCGGCTACTAGTGCAACAAACTCAAGTAACTCCGCAACAGCTAGTGCCAACTCCGCTACTGCATCAGCCAACTCCGCTACTGCATCAGCCAACTCTGCAACAGCTAATGCCAACTCTGCTACTGCATCAGCCAACTCTGCATCGGCAGCTTCTTCTTCTGCTACGAGTGCAGCCAACTCTGCTTCTGGTTCATTGCCTAAGGCTGGCGGTGCAATGACAGGTGCTATCACTACCAACAGTACCTTTGATGGTCGTAATGTATCTGTAGATGGATCTAAGTTAGATAGTATACCTCTTGTAACTACATCCTCTACTGCTAGTTTCATAGCTCAAGGATCTAGTGGCTATCCTGGTGCTATACAATTAAACTGTGAAGTTAACACCCACGGAATTAAACTTAGATCTCCTCCACATTCAGCAGGAGCTTCTTATACTTTTGTATTTCCAAACGATGATGGGGCTAGTGGTCAGTCACTAACGTCTAATGGTTCAGGAGTTACATCTTGGGCTAGTATGATGCCTCTTTCTGGTGGCGCAATGACAGGGCCAATTACTACTAACAGTACATTTGATGGGGTAGATATTGCTACCCGTGATGGTGTGCTTACATCTACTACTAATACAGTAAACAATTTATCTAACGTCTTTGACCCCATTGGTGCTTCCGTAGCAATGGCAATAGCTCTGGGAGGCTAACCAAATGGCTAATACATTTAAGAACGCAGGTGTAGCGATTGGTACTTCACGTACTACATTGTATACAGCACCAGCTAATACACAATCAGTAATACATGCTCTGTACATCTCTAACATTGATGGTGTTAATGATGCAAATGTAACAGTAGAAGTTACAATAGATGGTGGTTCAACCTATCGTCACATTTGTAAGACAGTCCCTGTGCCAGCAGATGCTACTTTACTTATGGATAAACCTATTAATTTAGAAGCTGGGGATATTCTCGGATTAACCGCATCAGTTGCAGGTGATCTTGAAGTATTTGCAAGTATTCTAGAGATTGCTTAAGGAGATAATTTATGTCTTATATAGGCCATGTCGATGGGTTTGCATCAGTACAAACAGCATTAGCGAAATATAAATTTGTAGCAACAAACAACCAAACTACATTTACAGGTGCAGATTCTAATAATAATACATTAGCTTATATAGCATTTAATATTATTGTAACCTTAAATGGTGTTACATTAGACGAAAGTGACTACACTGCAACTAATGGAACTCACATAGTTTTAGCTGTGGGTGCTGCCACAGGTAGTGAAATAGTTATACTAACTTTTAATGATTTTGCAGTAGCTAATACTTACACACAGGCCCAAACACAGACGTTTATTAATACACAACGTCCTGCTCTTGGCGTCAATGGAATCATTAGAACTAATGTAAACACTATCAGTGAAAACATCACAATACCCGCCAATACTAATGGTATGAGCGCAGGTCCGATAACTATTGCTGATGGTAACACAATAATTCTAAATGGCACTTGGAGTATCGTATGAGTACGCTAACGCTTAAAGAACTCTCTGCCCCTACGGGTGAGGTAATCAAAATCGCATCAGGTAAAACACTTGATTTGAATAGCCAAGGGACGCTGATACTTCCTACTGTACCCTCCTCTAAGATGCCCACAGGAGCAGTGTTGCAAGTAGTTAGTGCCAAGACAGATACAAATGTTGTCTTTAGCCAGACAATCAACTCAGGGTATACAGCTATTGGCTTGTCTGTATCAATTACTCCTATAAGTACAAGTTCTAAAATATTGGTAACAGCCTCCATTGCGTATGACCTTGCCACTGGCAATCACGCCTCTTTACATTTTAAGTTGTTTAGGGGTAGTTCATTGCTGCAACAATATGCCCACGTTGGGTATAAAGGTGGTTCTAGTACAGCGTTTCATAGAATTGGAGACCACCCTGTACTTTATCACGACAGCCCTTCTAGTACCTCCGCATTGACTTATAGTTTTCAGGGTACAAATTCCGCAGGGTCAACAGTATCAGGAACCTACAATGGTGCTGCAAACCGATACAACTATTCAACAATCACAGTCATGGAGATACAAGGATAATGGCTTCTAAATTAAAAACAGACATCCTTGAGACTGTCTCTGGCAGTGGCACGATTGCATTGACTAACCAGTTAAGTGGTATGACGGCGGCTAGTGTTCCTGCTGGTAGTGTATTGCAGGTATTAAGTACAACCAAAACAGACACAACGGTAAGCTCTAGTTCTAGCTTCATAGACATACCAAGTTTATCCGTAACAATAACACCCACCAGTGCATCCAGTAAGATCATGGTTTTTATGCACGTAAGTCTTACCTGTCTGGGTAACACTATGATGCTTCAGTTAATGAGGGCTTCTACTGTTATAGGTGTAGGTGATGCAGCAGGTAGCAGAGCGCAATCAACTGTAGGTAGCTTATATAATAGTTCTGATACTAACCATCAACAAGTTGTTTCCAGTGCAAACTATTTAGATAGCCCATCAACAACAGCAGCTACTACGTATAAAGTACGAATGAAAACTCAAGGGGCTGCAATGTATGTGAACAGATCGTCCAGTGATCCAAATAATAGCTCTTATGGACATAGATCTACTTCAACAATCACAGTAATGGAAATCAAAGGATAACAAATCATGACCGATAAAGTCGCAGCACTACAAGCACTAACTCCAGCAGCCCAATGGGTCTTACGTGGAGATGAATTAGAATGGCTTGACACAGAACAAACTCAACCAACTGACGCAGCAATCGCAGCTAAGATTGTTGAACTGCAAGCAGCCCATGACGCAGCAGCATACGCCCGTGACCGCCAAGCAGCCTACCCAAGTATCCAAGATTGCATCCATGCTCTACTTGATGGTGGAGCTACGTTGACTGACTTACAGGCTTTGCGTACAGCCGTGAAAGCAGCCAATCCAAAGCCATAGGAGTAGATTATGACTACAACTATTACAGGTGCTACTGGCATTGATAACATCAAGGCAGCTACGGGTTCGGTGTTGCAGGTTGTTAGTGTTAATAAGACCGATGCGTTTTCTACTTCTAGTCAAAGTTTTGTGGATATAACTGGATTTGCAGCCACTATTACTCCTACATCTACATCTTCAAAAATTCTTGTTGATGTTGATTATACTGGTGGCAGTAATGGTCATGCCAGTATCCGTCTAGTAAGAGGTTCAACACCAATATACATTGGAACAGGGGCTACTGGTATTCAATTAAATATTGGCGTTCAGTTTGCATCCAGCGGAACATTAAACCATTCCTATCAACATTCTAAAGGGACAATGAAAACAGTAGACTCCCCTTCAACTACAAACGCTGTTACCTACAAAGTTCAAGGTGCTGTACCACATTCTGCATCCTATGTTCTATATTGCAATAGAATACATCATAACGAGAACAATAAATTTATAGGATATGGAGCATCATCAATAACGCTTACGGAGATTGCAGGATGAGCAGAGCAAGAAACATGGCGACTCTTCTGGATGCTGGTGGTGATGTACTGGCTAGCGCACTTGATAATGCACTAGGTGGTCCATCACTAGGTACAGCTTCAGTAGTAAGAACCAATGCCAAAGTAATAGCAGAGAACATAACCTTTGCTGGTTCAGAAAATGGTATGACTATAGGGCCGATTACAGTGAACTCAGGGAAGACAGTAACAGTGGCCTCTGGGTCAACGTGGGTGGTCTTATGAGTACAGTCAAAGCAAACAATTTAATGAATGTAGATGGTGGCATACCGACAGTGAAGTCACAGCAGTTAATCCCGACAGCTTGGGTTAACTTTAATGGTACAGGTACTGTAGCTATTAGGGCTTCTGAAAACGTATCCAGCATTACAGATGTCAGTACGGGTGTATACAACATTAATTTGGCTGTCGCACAAGCCAATGTTAATTATTGTCCCATATTGTCATGCAATTATGACTTAAACGACTCTCCGTTTATATACATTATAAACACCAATTATTGGCAAGTGAATTTTTACACTGGAGCAGGTGGTACTTACCGAGATATGTCGGGTGTTTATTCAGCAGTGATAGGAGGCCAAGCATAATGTCCACAATCAAAGCTAACACGCTCCTCCACAGTAATGGAAGCACAACAACTCAGCCAAGTATTCCAGCATTAGAAACTCGTATGGCTAGGGTTTGGGTACATTTTGATGGCGATACAGCAGGAATAGATGATGATTATAACGTGTCTTCTATTACAGATAATGCTGCTGGTGACTATACAGTAAATTTTACAAACGCTTTAGCTAATGCTAATTATGCAGAATCTATACAAGCATCAGGTAGGACTGCTGTATTTTGCGCTAGAGGGTATGGTACTAAAACTACAAGCGCAAGGCCTATTAGAACAGTAACCACCGCAGGTACAGCTACCGATGGTAACCAAATATCTTATATAGTCTTCTCTAATTAAGGAACAAACAAATGAAAATCATTTATCAAACAGACGATGGCATAGCAGTCATCACACCAGCCCCTAACTGTTCCCTTACAGATGCACAGACTGCGGCTAAAGACGTACCAACAGGTAGTGCTTACAAGATTGTGGAAGATAGTTATGTACCTTCTGACAGGACATTTCGTAACGCATGGACTATTGAAGCATCCGAGTTAACGGATGGGGTTGGTGACTAATGGCTACAGTTATAAGTGGTGACACTGGGATTGATAAGGTGACTGATGGAGCAGCAATGCCATCAGGTTCAGTTCTGCAAATTGCTGAAAGCAGTGTCCTAGTTACCAGTGGGGCAGTAACAAACACAGCCGAACATATAATTTGTTCTTTGGCTTTTACACCTAAAAGTGCAACTTCAAAATTAATAATTGAAGGCGTTGTTGGTTTGCAACTTTACGGACTTGGAAATACTGTCAACATAGAATGGAGAATTTCTCTTTTTAAAGCCTCATCTTCTCTTAGTGTAGGATATTTTCACGACAATGTTAATTCAAGTAATCAGTTCCACAGAACTCCTCAGTGTTATCGCACTTTCAAAGAGAATAGCTCAAATTTAAATGCTAGAACCTATCATGTACAGATAAAAAAAGAGGCCTCTTCTGGACGACTTAATTTTAGTAATACATATGGTTCTAATTTAATAAGAGTAACGGAGATAGAAGCCTGATGGAAAATCTAAATCTAATTTGTAACGCAATAGCTGTGTCACATCCAACTACTACTTATTTAAATGCAACGAATGGATTGACGTTTGCGGACTTTGAGTGGACAGACAACTCTATTACAGAATCACAGTTTGATGCGGCTGTTACCTCAGTTGCTACAAACGCATACGCACGTTCACGCAAGGCAGCATACGACCTACTCAACCAAGACGAGATGCGGTATGACGACCTAACCAACTCGACAACTACATGGCCTGATGCCATTGCAGCAATTAAAGCGGAGTTTCCAAAATGAGCATTACAGTAGACATGACCAAAGCAAAAGTAATTGCACACGATGCCAGACGAGCTGCACGAAACGCAGACTTTGCACCACTAGACATCAAGGCCACTATCCCTGCCGAAGCCGAAGCAGCCGAAGCAGCCCGTGCAACCATTCGCAGTATTGATGCAGCACTTCAAGTATCTATGGATGCGGCTAGTGATGCAGCAGCGTTGAAGGCTTTGATGCCAGCAGGAGAATAACAAATGAGCTACATAGGTAGAAGTTCAAAACTAGTACGCAAGGCACAAGAAAAGATTTCCTTCCTTGCCACAGCAGGACAGACAGTAAAGACAGGCTTGAGCTACACTCCTACCTCTGTAGAAGTTACAGTCAATGGTATTTTATTAACAGATGTAACAGACTATACAGCCAGCAATGGTAATAGCGTCACATTCTTAGTAGCTCTTGCATTAAATGATGAAGTAACTCTTGTGTCTCATAAAACCTTTACTGTTGCAGATACATATTCAAAGGCTGATGCTAATACATTGTTAGCTGCTAAAGCTACTACTACTGCCTTGGCTACTACTACTACAACTGCCAACGCAGCACTACCAAAAGCTGGTGGCACGATGACTGGTTCTTTAGCTATTAATTCACCTAACCAAGCCAGTGGTGGTACTGCTGTTCAAATTAGGCAAGGTAACGCTACTTCATTTGGTATTGACATGGGACTCAGCCAATCCACTGGCCATCTTAATATATCAAGAGTCAATAGCAACAATGCTACGCACATGATGACGTTAGCGAGAGATACAGGTAATGTGGGTATTGGCACTGCCTCGCCAGCCAAGCCACTTGATGTAACAGGCGACATTAGAACGTCAGGCAATCTAGTCATAGGCACTAACGGCAAAGGGATAGACTTCTCTTCTAATGCTGACAGTAGTGCCACAGGTGCATCAACGACCTCTGAACTGTTGGACGATTATGAAGAAGGTACTTGGACTGCTAACGCATCACAATATAGTGTCGGAATCAGCACTACAGGTGCGTATTATAGAAAAGTAGGTACTCTAGTACATGTAAATATATATTTAAATATTGCATCTACCTCTGCGACTAATGGAGTGTTAATCAGTGGGCTTCCATTTGCTGCTCTTGGGTCAAACAACCATTCATATTTGGTCGGACGCAGTAATCAGGGCGCAATCATTTGCCAAGTAAATGCTGGTGGCAGTGCATTTGACATGCGCTTAGTCGCAAGTGATGCAAATAAAACATTTGCAAATATGTCAGGCTCTTACATTCTAATTAGCGGAACCTACGTTTCAGCATAAACAATTATCTGGCGTGGATTCGTCAGTGGAGAAATAAAATGGCATTAACCAAAGTAGTAACTCAAGACAAGATTGAAATCGTAGGCGACTTCAAATCAGTGCAAGTTCGCACAAAGACAGCAGTGATGGAAGATGGTGTGGAGTTATCCTCTGGATTCCACAGACACGTTGTAGCCGCAGGTGACGACTACTCAGCAGAGTCTACAGAGGTACAAGCAATCTGTGCAGTAGTGCATACCGATGCTGTTGTAGCGGCTCTCGCTTCTCATGTGGCTGCATCAGCATTACCAGAATAGGAGAGCAGCATGACTAAGGCAAGAAACTTATCTCTACTCAGCGCAGTAGAGGCTGGTGCTACAGCAGACCAGACCAAAGCTGACATTGATGCGTTGGGTATTAATGGTGCTAATAAAAACTGGATTATTAATGGCGATTTTCAAATATCACAACGAGGTTCGTATACAAGCGCTACGGCATTGACTACATCTTCCGTGTTCCATTTGGATAGATTCAAGTCTAAACACAACAATATCTCTGGCACATTAACTCACAAACTAGCACAAACAGTAGATGGAAAAGTAACAAACACAATGCTGCTTACTGCAACTGCTGGCAGCAACGGGCGTGTAGAAAGTGTACAGCGAATAGAAGCTACTCAGCCTTTTGTGTCACAAACAATAACTTTTAGTGCATGGGTAAAATCGAACAGCGCAAGTTCCAGAATTATTATTCATCAAAATGGGGCGAACATACAAACCAGTAGTAATCAACATACAGGCGGTGGTGCATTTGAGTTATTAAAAGGTACAGTTACCTGTGCTGCTAACTCAGGAGACTTATATTTATACGCAGGTATACAAGCCGCAGGTACGGGTAACGTAGCCATTGCTAATGGTCATTATTTTGAAATGGCCTTTGTTCAAGTAGAACATGGCTCAGTAGACACTGACTTTGAAAATCGCACCTATGCTGAAAGCCTGCTTGCTTGCCAACGCTATTATGAAATAATTGCTGATGGTGGCTATGATGATGACGGCATGTTCGGAATAGGACATGGAGTTAAGTCTGACCAAATAAATTGGTTCTATGATTTTAAAGCAGAAAAACGTGCAGCGTACACATTGATAGTCGCTTCTGTATCTAATGGATACCAAGCCAAAAATCACAGCGTAACAAAGTCACACAACACTTTAAGTATGACTACCAGTGTGCAGAGTTTACATAGTATAAGTGGCTATATGACAAACATTGGAGGTGTAACTGAACAGTCTGCATGGACTATGCAATTAAATGGAGCAGCAGCACACATTGCTGTGTCTGCGGAGTTTTAAATATGAATATAGAAACAGTAAAAATGGAAAGTGGTTGCTATAGAGTTAATGGGACTATGATTGTCCCTCCCTCTACAGACAATGCCGATTACGTATTTGTACAAGAATGGCTTGCAGAAGGTAACACTCCTACTCCACAGTACACAGACGAAGAGATAGCAGCCACTGCTCAAGCAGAACTCAACGTAACCAGCCGAGCCTACTTAGCCTCAACTGATTGGTACATCACTCGTCATGCAGAAACAGCAGAGGCAGTGCCAACAGCAATAACTTTAGCTAGAGCAACAGCTAGGGCAGCGATTGTATGAGCATAACCTACAGAGGTGAAACATTCGCTGGCTACAACAAGCCTAAACGTACACCTGGTCATGCTACTAAATCTCATATAGTATTAGCAAAAGAAGGTAGCAAGATTAAGATGATACGCTTTGGAGAGCAAGGTGCTTCTACCGCAGGTAAACCTAAATCAGGTGAATCTGATAAGATGAAGGCAAAGCGTAAATCTTTTAAATCTCGCCATGGAAAGAATATCTCTAAGGGTAAAATGAGTGCAGCTTATTGGGCTGATAAAGTTAAATGGTAAGGGGAAATTAATGCCATCTTTAGTTGAGAATATTAATAAGCGAAAAAAGGCAGGCACCAGTAGAACTAAAAAGAAATCAACTGTAACGCCAGCAGAATATAAAAAGATGAAAAAAGGATGGAAAAAATGAAAGGCGTTAAACATTATTTTAAAGATGGAACCGAGCATAAAGGTGGTACACACAAAGATGCTAAGGGCAAGGTCATGTCTAATGTAAAGCATAGTGCTACTAGTAAATATTTACATCATATGAATGAGCTATCTGTTACTGCTCAAAAGAAAGCGAAGAAGAAGTAAGATGTGGTCGTCGCCACTTGAGTTATACCCTGTGCATGTATCTCCAACGCAAGCCCCACAAGGGCAAGTATTCGTTGCAGAACCTCAAGTGGCAATTAAGTGTCAAGATTATTTATCTATACAACCCACTAGAGGCCCATACGAACTTACACAGGATTTTTATAAAAGGAGGTTATGGATATGCTAGCAGAGTTAATGATAGCCAATGCCGCTTTTAAAGTTATTAAGACCACTATTTCTAATGGTAAAGAAATTGCTGATGCTGGATCAGCGCTTACTAAATATTTCGGTGCTAGTCAGTCTATAGAACAAAAAGTTAAATTGGGAACTGGAGATGTTTTGGCCGCTTACCAAGCAAAACAAGCCTTAGAACGTCAAGAGGAAGAATTAGCTTGGATGTTAAACAAGCAAGGGCTTTTAGGTTACTATAAGTACTGCCAATTTAGAGATGATTTCTTTAAAAAACAAAAGGCTTTAGCAGCCAAACAAAGAGTAAGAGATAAAGAAATAAAAAAGAATGTAGAAGTAGGCTTTATAGTAGTAACATTAGGTGCAATTTTTATAGCAACATTTGTTGGTGTATTAATTTATGTAAAAGAAAATTTGTAAAATGAATAAACATAAGTTAGCATATCAAAAAGGAATTTAACGATGGCAGGTATGACAGACTTTGAAGAAGGCAAATTAGTAAATGCCGTAAACCAATTACATAAAGACGTTAGTAATTTAACTGGCGTTGTTAATAGATTAAATGATAGACTAGCTAAACAAGAAGTTCAATTAGCAAAAGGCAAAGGCATGGCAGCAGGAGCTATGATGCTTGCAGCTGTCTTAGGCGGTATAAGTTCTTATTTAATAGGAGAGATTAAATGACTTTCAAATTCAGTGATACATCAGTTAAAAGATTAAAAGGTGTTAATGAGCATGTAAAGGAAACAATACAGCTTGCAATTAAATTATCCTCTATTGACTTTGGTATTCCTGAATATGGAGGTCTACGCACAACTGAAGACCAGGCCGCACTGTTTACCGCAGGAAAGTCTAAATGTGATGGGCGAGTTAATAAATCCAACCATCAATCAGGCGATTCAGTTGATGTCTACGCTTACGTTGATGGTAAAGCTAGTTGGGAACAGGATCATTTAGCCTTAGTAGCTGTGTATGTATTAATAGCTGCTAATAAATTAGGCTATAATTGTGAATGGGGCGGTACATGGGCTAAACCCGGTAAACACTATGGTTGGGATATGCCACATTTTAACATAACAGTGGGGTGATACATGGGGTGGTTAAGCTTTTTAGGGCCTGTAGCTGATCTAGGTAAGACATATCTTACAGGTAAGAATGACATAGCTAAGGCAAAACAGGCTGCAACTATACTTAGTGTTAAAGCTGAGGCAGATGTTAAGGTAGCTGGGGCAATAGCTGCTCATAAACTAGCTGACAATGGACAGACCCAAGACTTTAATTTAGACCTTGTGGCAATGCAGCAAATGGATAAATCCTACTTAGATGAATTAATGATAGCGCTATTATTAGTACCTATAGCTGCATCATTTTTAGGTTATCAAGAAGAAGTTACAGCAGCATTTGATTCTTTTGCATCTATGCCAGACTGGTATCAATACTTAGTGATAGGTGTTTATATAGTCAAATTTGGTATGAGAGGATTACTTAGTAAAGTAATGGCTGGTAAGTTTGGTAGTTCAATTAAATAATAGCATAACCCCCTTAAAGGAG